AAGCCCTTTCGGTATGGTTGGTGCTACGATGCATGGTTAAAACACGAACAATCCCATTGGTTGCATACTGAAGTACCAATGGCAGAAGATGTGAAAGATTGGAAGAATAGACTATCTCAAGCTGAGAAATATTTTCTTACAAACATTTTTAGATTTTTCACACAAGGTGATATCGATGTTGCAGGCGGTTATGTAAAGAATTATCTGCCATATTTTCCACAGCCTGAAGTGCGAATGATGTTAATGGGTTTTGCTGCAAGAGAAGCACTACACATTGCCGCATATTCACATTTGATTGAGACACTAGGATTGCCTGATAAAACATACAATGAGTTTATGCAGTATCAGGAGATGAAAAACAAACACGATTATGTAATGAACATTTCAGGTAAGAATGGCACTAAGGAGAATACAGCGCGACATATTGCTGTGTTTAGTGCCTTCACTGAAGGTATGCAGTTGTTCTCCTCATTCATTATGTTGTTGAATTTTCCAAGAACAGGTAAAATGAAAGGCATGGGTCAAATTATTACATGGTCGATTGTTGATGAAGCGGTAATCGAAGGAACAGAAGTATTATCTGAGAGTGGTTGGATTCCAATTGAACTATTGTGTTTGTCTGATAAAATTATTCAATATGATATGTCCACAAAAGAAACATCCTTTGTAAATCCAAGCAAGATTCAACATGTAATTAGAGATTCGTCATTCGTGTTTGAGTCGGATACAATCCATCAGCATGTATCACCAAATCATAGAATGATTATTATGAATGATGATGGAACTGTTGGTGAAGTAAAGGCCTTGGATTGTCCAGATAACGCAACACTTATTGTTTCTGGAAATAAAGTTATTGGAGATGATTATTTAACAGCTGAGGATAAATTATCTATAGAAATGATAATTGCTGGAGATTTAGACGAAACATGGTTATATGATAAAATACCTCATGTTTCTTCAATGTGGGCTAAAGAAGCTGTAGAATATTACTTAAATTTAGTGACCTAAACTATTATTTTTACTAAATACTATAGTCCAAGTAACGGTAAGGAGGTATGATGAACTATATTGTATATAAAACGACAAATTTAACTAATAATAAAATTTATATAGGCATCCATAAACAAGAGGGTTTTGAGTTTGATGGATATCTTGGTTCAGGTATTCTGCTGAACACATCAATTAAAAAATATGGTCAACAGAATTTTGTCAGGGAAACGCTATTCATATATGATGACTTGATTTTAGCTAGAAATAAAGAGAGAGAAATTGTTACTGAGGCCTTTTGTAAAATGAATAACAATTATAACCTATCTGTTGGTGGTACAGGCGGAAATACTATGGCGGGTTATTCTCAAGAAATGAAAAGTGTGATAACTGAAAAGGTTAGACAAACAAAGATACTGAATGGTTCTAATGTATATGTCGGCGATAAATTGAAACGTGCAATAGCTAGAATGAAATACGCAAGAATACAACCAGATAATCGTGGTAGAATTCACGAAGGTGTTTCGCTCGAAAATATGAGGATGGCAAGCAAGAATAGAATTGGATGTAATGTGTGGATAACTAACGGAATAAACACTATATTGTCTAGAGTGGGTGATATTATACCAGAGGGTTGGAAGCAGGGTCGCGGAGACGATGTGCAAAAATTTACAACACACACACAAGAATCAAAAGATAAAATTTCTGAAAAAATAAAAGGTGATGTTTGTTATAATAATGGAATAAGTAATCTAAAAATAAAAAGTTGGGATATTCCTCCAGAGGGATATTTTCGTGGCATGATACAGAAACATGATAGAGTTTGGATTACAAATGATCAAATTTCTAAAGTAATAAAACGCAATGATGACATACCAACAGGTTGGCGTATGGGCAGAACAATTAAACAAAGGAATTCTAATGGAAAATAGTATTGAACGTGCATTTCAAACTCTAGCAAACATTGCTGGGGGTGTTATTGTTGATAATAAGTTTATTGAATGTGAAACATCAGCAATCAGTAAAACTAAACTGGAGCATGAACCTAAGAATTTTTATTGCTTGGCTGTTCCTGGAAAATCATTTTTCATCAGATCAAATAATAAGATTTCTGTCACAGGAAACACTATGCACTCTGAATCTATGATGAAGTTGTTTAAGACCTATATCCACGAGAACACCGAGATTTGGAATGATGAACTTAAATCATCTATTTACACTATCGCTGAAAAAATGGTTGAGTTGGAAGATAAATTCATTGATCTTGCGTTCAATATGGGTGAAATGGAAGGCCTAAATAGCGAAGATGTTAAAAAATACATTCGATATATTGCCGACAGAAGACTTATTGGTCTTGGTATGAAAGGCATATACAAAGTCAAAAAGAATCCATTACCATGGGTAGAAGAAATGATTAACGCACCAACACATACAAACTTCTTTGAGAACAGAGCAACTGATTATGCGAAAGGCGCCTTGAGTGGCAATTGGGATTCAGTTTGGGCTTAATTCTATATACACTTATAGTTACTCATATAACTATTATTTGTGTCACTCTATTTTTACATAGAGGACAGGCACATAAAGGCATTGTTTTTCATCCCGTATTAAGCCACTTCATGCGTTTTTGGTTGTGGTTGACTACAGGCATGGTCACTAAACAATGGGTAGCCATACATCGCAAACATCATCAAAAGACTGATATAGAAGGAGATCCACATAGCCCGCATGTTTTTGGCATTTGGAAAGTATTGCTCAAAGGAGCAGCGTTATATCATGCAGCATCAAAAGATAAAGTCATGGTTGATTCATATGGTGTTGGTACTCCTGATGATTGGATGGAAAGAAATGTATATATTAAACATAGTCGTTTAGGAATTACTTTGTTATTAGTCATAAATTTACTTTGTTTTTCATGGGTGGGTTTATTAATATGGGCAATTCAAATGATATGGATTCCATTTTGGGCTGCAGGAATAGTAAATGGTACTGGACATTGGTTTGGGTATCGTAATGCTAACACCAATGATTACAGCACCAATATCGTACCTTGGGGCATCATAATAGGTGGAGAAGAGTTGCACAACAATCACCATGCAGCACCTGCAAATCCCAAACTCAGTAGAAATTGGTTTGAATTTGATATAGGCTGGATGTGGTTGACAATATTCAGACATCTAAAACTAGCAAGACTAACTAGATGATAACACTAGACGAATCAGCAAAAGAAAAAATCACCGAGTTATATATAGATCAAAATGATACAAACATTAAAGGCCTAAGAGTGTTTGTTCAAGGCGGTGGTTGTTCAGGTTTCTCATATGGTTTCAAGTGGGAATCAGAGAAGAGTGAAGATGACTTTGAATTTCCTATTGTGGAAGGTTGCAATAAGATACAAGTGTTGATTGATGCAATGAGTATGCAATATCTACAAGGCTCAACAATTAAATTCAAATCAGAGTTGATGGGTGCTAATTTTGTGATTGAAAATCCTAACGCAACCAACAAGTGTGGTTGTGGTTCATCGTTTGCGGTATAAATTAAAAAAGGAATTAATATGTTAGACACACTATTTACGTTAGATCCACTATTTTGGATAGTAGTAGGCACATTTGTGGGTTGGAATCTACCACAGCCGTCTTGGGCAAAAAAGATACAAAACAAAGTGCAATCTATAATTTCAAAGAAGTATAATCAAATAAAGAAATGAAGAGAGTTTTATTTGCAACATTGACAACATTGGCATTATCCGTATCAGCTACTGAAGTTAATATGAATGATATTCGTGACTATTCAGATCGCACAGGCTATGATGTAACAGTTGGTAAAAAGTTTGGTAAATTTGGTGTTGAAGTAGATTACAACAGATTTGCTCAAATCGCAAACTATCAAGACCGTTATTCTTTAGTTGGTTCATATGATATTGCTAAAGTTAATTCTGTTACTCTCGCAGTTAAAGGTGGTGCTGCATATTTGAATAATCAAACCAGTTCAAATGGTTATGCCCTTACTGCTGGTGTTGGTGCTTCTGTGCCAGTTTATGAAAATTTAGCAGCAACATTTGACTATCGCCGTCAAGAGGGACAAAATCGTATAAGTCCATTTGATGGTAATCAATTTGCAATCGGCCTGAGACACTCATTTAAGTAAACTAAAAGAGCCCATCACGGTGGGCTCATCTAATATAAGAACATGAATAAAATTAAATTATATCTATCAGCTGTACTCATTATGGTTGGCTCAAATACATTAGCAAATCCATATAATTGGCCAGTCACTAGAGTTATTGATGGTGACACAGTTGAATTCAATGCACCATTTATGCCTGATCCATTACCAAAGAAGTTGTCAATTCGTGTTCTTGGAGTTGATACACCAGAAAAAGGGCATCGAGCATCATGCCCACAAGAAGCAGCTGCCGCAGAGCAAGCATCACAATTCACCAAAGATACATTAAACAAAGCATACAAATCCAATCTACCAGTTGTTATTGAATTAAATTCACATGACAAGTATGGTGGTCGTGTATTGGGTGATGTAATTGTTAATGGTCAAAGATTATCAGCAATGCTAATCGCCAATGGTCATGCCAGACCTTATTTTGGTGAAAAGAAATCTTCATGGTGTAATTGATGACTACATTGGCACATAGCTGTGAAGAGTGTAATTCATCCTTCACAATCAAATACGATGTGAGTAAATGTGATGACGATCCAATTTATTGTCCATTTTGCTCAGAGTACATACTCTTAGATAGTGAAAATATACCCAAAGAAAATGTGAACGAAGAGGATGATGATTAGTGTGGTTTTATCATAATACAACAGAAGAATTCAAGCTTGATGATGCCGAAGGATACTTTGCATTTGTCTATCTTATCACGCACAATCCCACCGGTAGAAAATACATTGGTAAGAAATTCTTCACCAAGGCGGGTACTCGTCAGATTAAAGGTAAGAAAAAGAAAATCAGAAAGACCTCCGATTGGGAAACCTATTGGGGATCTAATGTTGAGCTGCAGGCAGAAGTAATAAAGAATGGAGAGGAACAATACACAAGAGAAATCCTACATTTATGTAAGACCCGAAGTGCCTGTTCATATTTCGAAACGTGGGAGATATTCAATCGCCATGCTTTACTGAGTGACCAGTATTATAACAAGTGGGTTTCAGTTCGTATTAACGCAAAAAATTTAACAAATCTCATATGCTAGGGAAAATTAATGGCTCGCAAACAAACAGCAAACAACGAAGTGATAACAGTTCGGTCGATAGCAAAAACAACCAATCATCTGAAATTACGGATTGATGACCTCAAAACATTTCAACCATTAACCGAGAACCAACAATTATTTTTTGAAGCATACAAACGAGGTCATTACTTTATTGGTCTTTTTGGTAGTCCTGGAGTAGGCAAAACATTTTTAGCTTTACTTAAAGGATTAGAAGAAGTATTGGATAAAAGCAATTCTTTTGATAAAATTGTAGTTGTTCGTAGTGCAGTTCAAGTCCGTGACCAAGGATTTGTTCCTGGTAATTTAGACGAAAAAATGCAAATCTATGAGCAACCTTATATTGAGATTTGTAATACTCTATTTGATAGACCGGATGCCTGGGCTCGATTAAAAGAACAAGATCACGCAAGATTTATTTCAACCACAGCAATTCGTGGCATATCAATAGATGACGCTATTATTATTGTTGACGAGTGTCAATCTATGACTTGGCATGAATTATCTTCAGTTATAACAAGAACAGGTCATAGGTCAAAAATTATATTTGTTGGAGACCTAAAACAGAATGATTTGGTAAAAACAAGAAATGATGTATCTGGATTACAAGAGTTTTTGAATGTTGCTGGAACCATGGAAGAATTTACTAGGATTAATTTTACATCAGAAGATATTGTGAGATCAAATTTAACAAAATCATGGATTGTTGCCTGTGAAAAATTAGGAGCTTAAATTTTCTGATTACATACATAATAGTATGAATAAAGAAAACATTTCACCAACCGAGTTTAGAAAATTGCTCAAGCATGATGTGATCAAACACACCAAGTCTTGGGATCCAGTTCTTCGTAATGACTGGATGATTAAATTTTCGATATACAAATGCTTTGTTATGCTATTGTTTACCTCGATGCATACAGGTCAAACAGTAATTCGATACTTTAACGATGAGGATTTGGCATGTGATTATATCAATTATATGATGCAACAAGATGCCTCTCTGTTATTAAAACACCATTAACCCAACCTGTGTTGGGTTTTTCTTTTTCCACTATTGCCTTTTTTGATTATGTAATTGTGTTATACTATGACAATATTAAATAGGAGTAAACTATGCCTAGTGATGATGTGTTATTGAAATTATCGTCTGAAGTAGATGATATAATTGGTAATTTAGTAAAGCGATACAAAATAGATCCACTGACTATGACAGCGGTGATATTAGCACGATTAGTGTTGGCAAATGATTTTATAGGCTCAGGTGATGATTTTAGAAAATTGCTTGTTAATCTGCCTGATACAAGATTAAAGAATCCCAATATTAGCACACAGGTGCATTGATGCAACAATTGGAGATTAATTATTTTTGGCCGCTCACAGAGCAAATTCCCCTTGATCTAAATTACACCGACTTTAAGAAACCACAGGTAATAAAATCAATTAAGATTGGTGGAGCTACTACAGTTAGAATTAATGATAGAAGGGATGAAACAATCACTATCACCGCAGCAAGATTTCAATTAGATGTTGATACAACAATTATCAAATTGAACACGAAACCACCTCTGATTCGCAGATGGTTATATAAATTATTAGGATTAAAGTGGAGGATTAAATGA